AATAAAGATCACTCCGGTTCCGCACTTGGAAAGCTCGTGAAAGCCGGGAGTGAATCTCATTGTGGCTCGGCCATCTTTTTCAGGCGCATCGTCCATCCCCCAGCACAGCACCAGCTTGCTTTTGGTCTGATCCCACAAATAGAACGCGGGCACTACGATTCCTGCATCGGCAGGAGCATCCTTCACCGAATCGAATAAATCCTCCGGGATGGCCATATCGTTATCCAGCATGCAAATCCAATCCGCATCGCTATCCTTGAAATTCTTGCAGAACACATTTCTTCCGCTGGCAGCGGGAACAAAGTTGTTGATGGGAACTACACGAAAACCGTAGCCCGTTTTGAAAGGTAAGTCGGCAAAGAACTGCGTGATCGAGGGATGGTGCCAGCCGTTTCTTTCGTAGGTGCTTAGTATGCCGCAGATGATTTTAAGAGGCTCAGACATCTTGTTGTACAGGCTCCGTTTCCCCAGAGATTTCAAATGAATCCATCCCGTCTAAGTTCGACCACAGCACGCCAAATCCCGCTGGTACAGGCATGAGCGCATTCTCCGGGGCTTTCATTCCGTAATAGGCGTCCAGATAGGAACAGATGCGGCCATGCGTTACGAAGATGGGTGGCCGAAACGCAGCCACTTCGCGCGAGAGTTCGATTTTCGGTTCCAGGAATTGCCAAACCCGCTTCTCGAATTGGTAACGCGATTCGCCGCTGGGCGCTGGTTCGCTGGGATTTTGATACCAGCGCAGCACGCGCGGGCGGGCATCTTGCTCCAGTAAGCCGGAAAGCGAACCCATGTTTGCCGTGCGTAGGGCATAGTTCGTTTCGTAGGGAATGTTACCCAGAATTTCGGCAATCAGCATGGCGCTTTCCGTGTCCCGAATTAAATCTGAGGAGTAAACCGCTTTTGGCGAATAGACTCTCAACTTATTTGCGGCGATTTGAATGTTGGCTCGGCCTTCATCGGTCAGCGGAACATCTTCCCAGGCGCGCAGTTTCGGGCGCTGGGCGTCATTTAATCCCGTATTGCCGTGTCTCGTTACGATGGCAAGCACACGGCGAGCGGGAGGCAATGCATCGTTAAGCATGAAATCACTTGATAGCCGAGACGTTCATACGCTTCGGCATGTTCCTTCTGGTATGCGCTCGTACGCGGTGTGGGCCAGTGCGTGATGATCCCTTTACGGCAGATTACCGCTATTGCGATTCCGTTCGGCGTAATCATACCCGCCTTGGGATGCTTGTCCAATGCTTCTTGTGCCAATTGGCCGAATTCCTCTTCCACAGGTCCAATTCCCAGATCACAAAGAATATAATCCCCCACGGAAACATTTTCCGCCGTCACGCGCCGGTAAATCTCAAACTTTTTGCTTACCACTTGAATCGCTACAGGCTGCAAGTTCGGCAAGTCCCACGCCTCCAGAGTTTTCTTGAGGTCGGCAACATTGGATTCTCTGGTAAACGCTACGAATACTTCCATCATCCCAGAAGGCCCTTTAATCGTAGGTACTTCTCGAAATCGGGCATGCTCATTTTCCCGCTCATCACATCCTGTTCCACGCGCGTTGCTTCGGCATCCAGCGTCCCAGCGCCGCCACCAGAAAGCGATGGATTTACTTCGTCCTGTTCCTGCACGGATTCCACGGGCGTGATTTGTTCGTTCTCAACGCAATTGCGCCATGCTAGATCAAGCGTGCTGAGGTTCATGGGATGCCCCTCTTGCCGCAGCCGCACTGCTTCCTGGGTCAGAATTTTGGCCGTTTCCTGGTTGCTTGGGAAATCTGGATGCGCGTTGATGAATGTCGCGGCCAGCGTCGATTGCTCCAAGTTGGAAACTTTCTGGAAGGTGTCCTGAAAATAGCCTTGGACCTGATTCGGGTCGGCGATTCCAAAGCGTGCGGCATCGAGATAATTCGATGCGGCAATGGGATCTTCGCCCACCAAGCGGAAATAGTGATCGCGGTTGAATTGGCCTTCATCCCGCGCTGGCGGCGCTTGATTGCGCTGGGCAACTTCGGCTTGCAAGGCCGTCAAGCGCTGTTCCATGTCCTGTCGGGCCGTGCGTTCCGCTTTCAGAGCGGCGCTGGTGTCTTCCTTCATTTTGGCGACGTTCTTAAACGCCTCGTCGATGTTCTCGGCTTTCACCACGCTTCCATCCGCAAGTTTGTATTCAAATCCCTGGTTTACTGGTGTCCCGCCCATTGTTCCGCTCCTTTTGTTTCTTTGAATTCTTGAATGATTCGGTCGCGCTCGGCTTGCGTGGAATCAATCCACCCGAGCAAATTATCGAGCAGTTCGCGTTTGGCGTCCCAGCGCGTTGTGTGCGTCACTTGGCGTACAGGTTCGTATTTGAATTTGGTCGCTTCGATGAGTTCGCCCTGCACTTCCAGTCCCATTTGCCGCACGATCTTTTCCCATACTGGAAACCCTTGCAGTTTATCAAACTCTTCCGCCAAGTCGATCACTTCCTTCATTTGCTCGGCGGTTGGCTGTTCCGATTGCGGAACATCGGGCCGCAGCTTCGGAAATATCCTTCGCCAGGCGTCTTTAAGAGGCTGCATTATCCAATGTCCGAGTTCTGCGCGGGAATTGCGGTTGTTTGCAAATAAAGCTCTCCATCGAGTAGCAATAAGGTGCCGACTTGCAATGGCCCTAAAGAAATTTGCCCTTCCATAAGGCCAATTGCTCTCTTTCGGTTAAGCTCATACAGATCAAACGGATGAATTTTTTTTACAATCAAGGTAGTTTTTGTGTCCATGAGAAAATCCCGCCGCACTTGATATTCATGTTCTTGCTGCGTCATGCCGCCTCCTGGCCGCCCGCTGGCTCCTGAGCGTCTTGTTGTTGCGATTGTTGCGCCAAGATGTGATCCGAAGCGAGTTGCTGTAAATGCTGTAAGTGCGAATCATCCAAGTCGGCCAGTTTCCCGGCATGTCCAAAGATCACATTCAAAAGAGTGTTGATGAGTTTCGTTTGGTTCGCTTGCTGGTGCTTGGTCTGGTCGGCCTGCATTTGCGCCTGCTGCATGGCTGTCTTTGCCTGGATTGCGGGAGGGGGCTGTTGCGCGGCTTGCTTTTGTTGTGGCGTCATGTCGATCATCAAAGGATCGCGCGGGCGATAACCCAGAGCATCCCAGATCATTGAACTGTATACCTCAACCGACATGGTTTTCTTCTGTTGTTGCCCGAGAAGTTGCAACATTTCAGGATTGAAAATAGTCTGCGCGATGGTCGGGAATAACTGTAGGAATCCGCTCCGGGCCTGCGCGCGAATCGCTCCCCAGCATTCGGCAAAGACATGCGCGTTCATGATGTCCTTGGGATTCTTGTTTCCATACTTCGGATGCAGTTTAATCCAAGCCGCAGCGATGCGCAGGTCCGCGAATTTCTTGTTCAGTTCGATGAAAATATTCAAGAGCGGTTCGATGACGTGATCTTCCGCGTTTTGGATATAGTACGATGTGCGGTCTTGAGTCGCGCCAACCTGCGTGTTAATTCCCGCAGCCGTTCGATTCGCCGAGTTTCCCCCACTAGAGGGGCTTCCCAAAGCAGCAAGATCAGACATTCCTGTAATTCTCTGAACGCGGCGTTCGCTTGCTTCCACTTCGATAAACGCTTGCTGCGTGATGTTTTGGACTTCGAGCTGCTTGAGGTCGCCTTCTGGATTCTCGACTTCAATGACCACCCCCGGACGCACCTTGAGCTGGTACGGCGGCACTGTTACTCCGCGCCGCTTAATCATGGGCCGGTGAATGGAAAGCGCCAGTTCATCAACGCGCGCATTGATGATTCCTTGCTGGAGACGTTGCTCGCCTTCGGCCACATCGGTAATCGCCAGGGCATGCCAGCGGTCCAGCACGTCCGCATAGCACATGCTCAGGAAATTGATGCGGCGATACTTGTTCGGTTGGTTGTAGGCGATGTGCTCCCGGTTCAGCATCCACACCTTGCGGTCGGCCTTGGTGTATTCGATCACTTCGATGCGCTTTTGCGCCGGGTCGGACGTGTAATCCTGCGAGGGATTCCACATATTGTAGCGAAACAGTTCCGCAGACAATTTGGTGACATCTTGATTCGCGGTCGTTTTGGCCTTGGAATACTGCGCAAGCGTGGCATCGTCGGGAATATCGAAATTCTTCTTCCCGCGCAGGCCTTTAAGTTCTTCCGCTCGCATGTAGGTGCGCAGAACGAAGTAGCCTCCTTTTTCAATCTGCGTCGATTCGTTATTGGGGTCCACGTAAGAATCGATGAGGGAGCGATAGCGGAGGTAGGGACGGCGCTTGGTCTCCCTCGAAATCTTGCGTTTGTAATTCATTTCCACTTGCGAGGGAACGGCCATCTGCCCGACGACGGGGTGATACATCATGCTGTACTGCTTGACGCTGCGCGTTTCCTCGATCTCTATGCTTTCATCCTCGTAATCTTCCATGCCCCATTCGAGGATGCCGTTGCCATAGACCAGAGAGGATTTGGCGCACAGCCGGATTTGCTCGCGGTACTTGGATTCCTTCAATTGCTGGAGCAGCAATTCTTTCCAGAGTTGTGCGGCGTCGGGGTCTTCGGCATAAAATTCATAAGTATCGGGATCGCAAATCATGCGCACGATTTTCGGCAGCATCGATTCCACTTGCTCGAAGCAAGCGTAAATCCCGATGGAAGATCGCGGAACTCTCGTCCCATCCCAATAGCGTTGCCCAGCCCAGGCGAGATACAGTTCCATCGCGTTTCGGTAGCGCCAGTCGTGAGCGTGCGTGCGATATGCCTCAGCATATGCAAAATCTGAGCGCACCACACTCAGGGCAGTTTTGTCAGACCAGTCCTGATTGATTTTATTTTGCTGCGCAATGGGCAGCGCTTCTGGGACTGGGGCGGTCCCCATATCGCCGTAGCTCACAAAACCCCCGTAGGCGAATCAACCGTCTTCTGCATGGTCCCATACAGCCATTCCTCTTCGCCGTTTGGCCCGAAGCCGATGAAACGATCTTTCGGTTTTTCCGCTCCAAACATTTGCCGCGAATCGAAGAACGGTGAAGCAATGACATCATCCGTCACGCCGCCTTCCTGATTCTGCATAGCATCGGCCAAGGTGTCGAGAAGATCATCATGCACCCCGGAAGATTGCGAAGGAAACTGCATGATTTCGAGTAGCAGTTCGGTTTTGCAGGACAGATCATCGGCAAAGCGCAGAATACCCGCCTTAAACCACGGCTGGAGACCGCGAATCCTTTGCTGCTTGGAAACATGCGTGTCGCGCTTAATAGGCACCATGCACGGATAGCGCCCTCGCTTTGATGCTTCCCGTTGCAGGAAAGGCAAGAGCACGCGCGCGTGAGCATCTTTTTCGATTTTGAAATCCACGATGCCAGGATACAGCGCGTAAATGTTGAAGATGTGCCAGATCACCTGATCCGGGGTGAATCGTCCGTGACGAATGTCGATGACGTACATGCGCCCGTCGCGGTCGAAACCGTGAACCGTAAGCGCGGTGGCGTCGTTATTATTTCTGGCTGGCTCCATGCCGTGCAGGTCAATGGTGCAGTGCAATCGCAGCGTAGGGAAAAGCTGACCGATAACGGCTCGGGAGAGAAATACAACGTCCTTCGGATCACAGAGACCTCCCTCGGGCGGAATGCAGCGGTTGCGGTATTGCGCCGAATAAATGTACGGCCCCACTTCTTTTTCGATGCGTTTTAATTCACTAACTGGGAATCGCGCGGGCCAGACGGTTTCCTCTTCTGGGCGTGGCCGGATGACGGTTCGATATGTTCCAGAATCCAATAATCGCCCGTATAGGTCGCCGAAATCGTAACGGGTTCCTTCGACATCGATCCAGCCGTTATGTGGAGGGATTTCCGATCTTTCCAGAAGCGGATTGAGGTATCCGAAATGTCCGATGACATCAGCAATTTGGCCAGGAGTTTTGACATTCTCCTTATCAACCAAGTCCGAGTTCTTGATGACTTCATAGTGCGCTCCGGCAATGACTTTACCAACCGAGCAAGAGGAAACAGTAGGTTCCTTATAATGCCTCGTGCGGTTGGGAACAGTGAATTCTTCCTGGCTGCCAAAATCCGCCGCTTTCTTGGCCACTGGGCAATAGTCCGGGAAGTAGTAGCGAAATTGTTTGTTGTACTGGAAATGGGCCTTGATTTCGTTCAGCATTTTCTTGCACTGGTCGCCTGTAGCTGTTGAAATCAAAATGCGAATGTTGGGATAGTTGATGATCCACTGAATCGTGTGCGCGATGGTGATGATGGAAGTTTTCAGGTGCCCGCGAGGATACAGAATCAGCGTGCTGCGCGGGCCTTCCTGCCGCCACAGTTCCACGTTGGGCGTATAAGTCACAACTCCGCGGTCGTTGGTATCATCGGTTCCGCCCTTAAACCTTTGCAAATGGTCGATGATGTCCCAATGCACTTCCTCGCTCACGTCCGTATAGCCCAGAATTTTGACGCACAGATAGTGCAAGCTGCGGCGCGCCTTGTTGCGGCAAATCTTCACGCCTTCCCAGCGACGGATCAGTTCTTCCATCGGCAATTGTTGACGCGCGTTCTGGGTTGCACTCATACAGGATTCCAAAGTCCGCAGCAGGCTCGCCCATCCACCAGGCCTTTCACTTTCTTGCAGGGGCTTGAGCCATAGACTTTTCGCACCATCATCTCATCGCAATTCCCGCAGTGCGTGGGGCCTTTCTCGGAATAACCTGCTTCGTCCTGCGTGATCTTCCGCGACGGCTT